TGAATACTTCTCCAAAGCGAATTTAGGATTAAGATTCTATTCTTTAGGATAACGGTGTCATACATGGTTGCAAACTGGAGTAAACTCATTTGCAGACTATATAAAAACAATAGATCTAACGAGGTTTCGGGAATATCATACCGTAGGTCTCTCAGAGAGCTAACAGTATCGACCACATGTAGCAGCATACACTTACCAAAACTCCCTTTACGGACTCTTGCTCAGACATTTAGCTACACCTTTAGTCCCAGACCTCCGCATAGTCAGATAGTTTAAACATTTTGTAGAGCAAGATGTAAAAAAACAAAAAACTTCAAATAGAACAAGTGGTCGAATTTGAGGAGTACATCCAAAAACATGTAGAGGGTAAGAACAAGTAAGCCCTGTACCGAAGTGGTTGGTAACAGTTCCAAAAAACAGGGTATTTGAACTCAGAGTATGAGGTCATGATGAAACAACATGAATACGCCACCACTAAAGTTGGATAGGAATTGAGGCCTCGCAATCTATTCAACCCTCATGAGACGATAAAAGCTGTTCTTGGATTAATCAATCATAATTTAATACGCATTTTCAAGAAAGCATATTATCCATCTTTTATACAGGGTATGAATTCAGAATAGCTACAAGACTAAATACAGAAACATTATTAGCCTGGTTTCCACTTTATGATGTGGGACGGTAGCAATTTTGATGCACATTAACATGCCACCTTGATAAAAGCAGTTGATGACACTTGCATACGTGCTGTCCTTAAGGATCTTTGCTAAAAATTGGGCTTTACTTACGCTCAGTATTAAGAAATAAGGCAACACGTTTACAAACAAGACGTGAACATCAAGATGTATTACCCAGGGACTAGGAAGAAGCTAGTAACGGGTAAAATCCGTGGCACCACGTTTACAGGCCATCCATTACGTACAACCTTAGGTAACACTTTACGTATGTATTACTACACCAAGTTTATAGCGTCTCAAGCTGGCTGTTCTGGTATAGTTTAATTGCATGCTGGGGATGATGTCCTAGTAATGGGCCCACCAGAAGAGTTGGAGAAGTTGCGTCTTATGATTCCAACTTATGCCTATACTACTGATTCTGAAATAGCATATTTGGCAGAAATTCGAGAGAATGGTCAGAATAGTACGGGAATCAAATACGAGGATATTGAAACTGTTTAACATGGTTTAGGTCAAATTTTCAGAGATTTTAAAGTTAGCCCTGATCGTTTTGATTTCCTTAGTAAAGATGGCTTAGCTCTTAACGGGCATATTCGTCTACGTCGACAACCACGTCGAGTGATTCTCAGTGGCTTAATGACCAATAGTGTGCCTCGCCAATTATCATCTTGTGAATATAACACCGCTATCACTAGTGCCTTGCGCACATATTCTACTACTGATACATTGGTTTAAGATCTGGTGTCATACCGTGAATAACATTTAGAGCATTCAGAACTGAATGAAAAGATCAAGATGTATTAATAATCTCAATTTTACTTCTTAGGTCATTCAAATAGCACATCATGGTTTTTTGATAATCCTGTTTTCTTAGGATATTCGCATCACGCTCTAAAGTTGACATTCAGTGCTTGATCTACCACGTTGGTAGTTCCCGGGTTTAAGTAACATCACCCTG